GAGCAACCGGCTCATAACCGGTGGGTCCAAGGTTCGAATCCTTGAGGGCGCACCATTTTTGTATTTTAATATAAAAATGTAAATAAAAGGGTAGGTGGCCGAGTGGCTAAAGGCGGCAGACTGTAAATCTGTTCTCGAAAGGGTACGATGGTTCGAATCCATCCCTGCCCACCACTATGAAAATCGTAGAAATACTGAGAAATCAGCAAGTCTACGATTTTTATAATGCAATTTTAATGCAACTAGATATTATTAATGTAATTTATATAGTTATCTAATGCATTAACTTTAAATTTATTAAATATAGTTGTATATGTATTGATTGTTATAGAAATATTCTTATGACCAAGTAGTTTTTGCAATACTTCTGCAGGAACACCAGCTTCAATACAACGAGTTGCATATGTATGTCTTAACATATGAGTATTAACATTACTTGTTTTTAAATTAATAAGTTTATCGTTGCCATCTTTATCGGTTCCTTTTTTCTTTTTAATTATAATTACTTTTATGTTTGCATTTTTACATATCTTTTTGAAATGAATATTTATTGTGCTAGGGGCAATGATAGTTTTATTAGACTGACAAAATAGAAGATCATTGTTATTTGAAACATAATTTGCTATACAATCTTTTAGAATAGGCTCTAAGATAGAAGTAATTGGAATATCACGTGTGGATTCATAAGTTTTAGTCGTTCCTCCAATTTTTACTTTTCCATTTCTATCTTTGGTTAAAGTATTAGTTATATGTATTAGTTTATTATCAAAATCTATATCTGCAGATGTAAGAGCAAGGATTTCTCCTATTCTCATACCAGAGTGGATTGCAATTAAAAAGATATTTTTATATGGTTCGCCTTTTAATGCTTCAATAAATGCTTTTTGTTCCTCAATACTTAAAGCATCTATTTTTTTATCTTGCTTTGTAGATTTTGGCTTTAAAACATTTAGTAAAGGATTTTTAGATATAATTTCTCTTTTTATTCCTTCCTTAAAAATACTTCCTAACATCTCATAAATTTTATCGATATATGAATTAGCATAGTTCTTTTGATTATTCATAAAATCCTGTAATTGATATACTTCAATCTTCTGAATTGGAATATCACCGATAGAACTACATTTTATAATATTAAAAGTACCTAATGCTCTTCCATAAGTAGCTTCTGTAATTCTATTTGATTCAAATTTAACATCAATAAGAGATTGGCCTAATTGTGATATAGTAATATCAGATTTATTTATAAAAGAACTATTTTGAACATCAGCTAAAGCTGTTGTCATTTTTTCTTTTACTTCTTTTCTAGTATTTCCATATACAGATTTACGATTTAATTTTCCGTCTAATTTTCGACCTGCAGTAAATTGTCCAACCCATTTGTTTAGCTTTTCACTATAGTAAATAGTACCTTCGCCATTTCCTCTTTTTGCCATAAATACCTCCCTACAAATAAAACTGCTATTCAAAGCAGTTTATCGTTTGTTCTCCATATTTTTCTTTATAAAATTCTATTGTTTCAGTCATATATTTGACTGTAACTTCAAAATGTTCTGCAAGAGCATAAACTGTATTAATTCCGTTTCAAAATGGCTAATTTTAAATTCTCGTAAGGAATTAGCACCATTCTTGCATACTTTTTAGCTCTATATTCTTGCTTAGATATTAAAGTTGTATCTGTACAATTGATAGGATAAGTTGCATCTTGATAATAATGTCCTAATTCTTCTGCTAAAGTTTCTTTTTCTATATATGAATTATCAATATTTTTATAGTTTAAACCTATTGCATTTATTTTATCTATGTTAATAAAACAGCCATAGGCATTTTCTATATAATAATCATATATTTTTATCTTTTCTTTATCTGCTATATTATATAAATCACTTAGATTCATTTTTTTTATCTCCAACATCTTTTTTATTATCTTTCATAATTACTTCTAATAAACCTTTTATTTGTTGTTTTTGAGTTTCTGTAGGTGGGGTGTAGTCTTTCATATTAAATCCTATTTTAGCAAGTCCAAACGGGTCTTCTTGTTTTGGGTTTCGTATATCGGATTTGCCTAATAGATAATCTGTTGAAACATTAAAAAGATTAGCAAAGTCTTTGACTAAATCTAATGATTTAGGCTCGTACATACTAGTTTCATATCTTGATAGTGCACCAGAAGAAATGTTGAGTTTTTCACAAACATATTCTTGAGTCCACTTATTTTCAACTCTTAATTGCTTTATTCTTTCTCCAAATATCATATAAATACCAACCTTTCTTACAATATTATACTTTCATTTTATGAAAAAAGCAAATTGATTTCAGTAAATGAAAAAAAGTTTAAAAATTTTTAAAAAAAGTATTGACAAATTTCAGATAATGAAATAATATATGTTCAGAAACTGAAAGGAGGCAGAAAAATGTATGAAAAGTTAAAGGAAATCAGAGAAAAAAAAGGATATACAATTGAAGACATGGCACAAATAATTGACAAATCTCCTTGTAATTATTTTAAAAAAGAAAACGGAGATGTTAAATTTTCAGTAAATGAAGCATTGAAAATATCTAAGTTTTTGAAATGCAAAGTTGAGAATATTTTTTTTAAAGAAGAACTTTCAGAAAGTGAAATAAAATAAAAATAGAAACATCTATGGACGAGATTAGAAAGGAGATGAGAATATGCAAGAGAAAAAATCAATAAAAACATTTAATGAATTACCAGAAACAATAACACCATTAGATTATGCAGACTGGAGAGGTATAGGAGAAAGTAAAGCAAGAGAAATATTTAACAGAAAAGATTTTCCAAGAATAAAAGGAACAGGAGTAAAACAATTAGCAGATAAGAGAGCAGTATTTCTATATGATTTAGGACTTAAAGAAGAAGAAAAGCAAAATACACTTAAAGAAATAGCAAAATTAATATTAACTTAAGAAAGAAGGTGTAACAAATGATAAGTTATTTAGTAGATGTATTCTTATGCAGTATGGTAGTAGTAGCAGAGCTAATAGGAACAATTACATTAGCAATAGTAACAGAAGTTATGGTTTATAAGATTTTCAAAATTAATCTATATCAAGAAATATGGAAAGGCTTGAACAAGTTAGATAGAAAGCTAAATAGAATATTGGGATAGAAAGGAGGGAAAGAAAGTGGAAGAAATAAAGTCCGAAAAAACAATTTATATTGTTGAGGAAACAGAAGAGTATAAAAAAATGAAAAGAATAGATGAATTGGCTGACGGCAATCAAACAAGTTCAACTATTCTTCAAAATAAAGATGTGACTAATCTTCAAATGCAATAGAAAAATCTTCTAATACAATAAGTTTTTTATTAGATAAGTACTCAATACGATTAGCATATTCCGTTATATCTAATATTAAACCATTTGGATATTCTGAATGATTTTCTACACGGTCTGGAAATTGTTTTAAATCAATTTTTATATCACTAAATTTTTCAACATGAGGAGTTTTGATATTAATTGAACCAGGACCTTTAAATACATATTTATACATTGTAATCACCTCGCTTTCGAGGTAATTATATAAAAAACAAATTTAAAAGTAAAGGAGGGAAGAGAGATGCAAGTATTTATAGGCATAATTTTAGGGTTTGTTGTGGCAATTATTGTAATGATAGTTACGGGCTTTGGACAAGATTACGAGTTAATAACAACTATAGATGAATTACAAAAAGAACTTAAAGACAATAAGGACAAGCTTAAAAATAAGGAAATAGCAGAAATAAGAACAACATTTTTTGCAAGGAAGATAAAAGAAATAGAAGACATTATAAAAAAATCAGAAGAAAGCGAAGAAAACTATTTTATCACTTTTGAAAAAATAAAAAATGTACTATTTGCGAAAACAGTTCAAACAAATAGTACAAAATAAACTCATTAATTAAACATGATTAAATAAATAATAGCACAGAAAATAAAAAAATGCAAGGGGAGTAATTGAAAAAATGTCAGAAACATTAGAAGAATTAGAAGAAAAATATTTTATGTTAGAAATGCAAGATACGTGGAGCAGTAGAGATTATAAATATGCTGATGAATTAAGAAATAAAATAAAAAAAATGAAGGAGGAAGAAAGATGATAAAGAAACCAGCAGAGATGATAAACACAGAAAACAAGTTTAGGGTATTAATAGCGGGTTACCCAGGAATAGGAAAAACAACACTAGGGCTATCAGCACCAAAGCCATTATTAATAGATGTAGACTTTGGGATAAATAGAACAATGGCAAGTGTAAGAAAAGATTATATACAACCAGAAAGTTATGAAGAATTATTAAATGATTTAAAAGGAGATTTAAGTGATTACGAGACAATAGTTATAGATACTGGAGGAAAATTGTTAGATTTAATGAAAGCTTATGTAATAAAAAATGACATAAAAAATGCTAAGAAAGATGGAACATTAAGTTTACAAGGCTATGGAGCAGTTGGAAGAGAATTTTCAAGATTTATGAATTACATATACTTTGACTTAAGAAAACATTGTGTAATTATATTCCACGCAGTAGAAGAAAAACAAGATGAAGAAACAAAATTAAGAATTTTAGTAGAAGGAAGTACAAAAAACACAGTATGGCAAAATGTTGAATTAGGTGGATTTATAGAAATGAGAGGCAACAAAAAAACAATAGGATTTGACAACTGTGAAAGATATTTTGCAAAATCAAGTTTTGGAATAAAAGGAAATTATACAATACCAGAATTAGACGGAATACAGCCAAACGACTTTTTAACGAAACTATTTGAGCAAGCAAACAAAAACATACAAGAAGAAAGCAAAGTGTTTGAGAAAGAAAGAAAACAGTATCAAGAAGTTATCAATAAATACATTCCAATTGTGGAAAGTATGACTGCAGAAAATGTAAATGAGGTAATGGATTTAATAAAAAATATAGATGATCATATTTTAACAAGTGAAAAAGAAATAAAGGATCATTTTGCAAAGAAAATTAAAGAACTAAATTTATTATGGAATAAGGACAAGCAACAATATGAAATAGTACAGGAGGGATAAATATGGCTAAATATTATATTACTCCTACATTGCTCAATAGTTGGCAATGCAACATCAACAATGGAACATTAGAAGATTTTATAAAAGTATTAAATAAAGAACAATTCGAAATAACTGAAAACATACAAAAAGGCTTTGAATATGAAGCTTATATGCAAGAAAACTACGAAGAAACATTGAACGGAGCATATCAAGTAAAAGTAAGTAAAGAATATGGAGATTATTTATTATATGGAATTGTAGATTGCTTAAAAGGTGGAATTATTTATGATTACAAATATACAGCTAATTATGAAGTAGGCAAATTTTACAGTAATCATCAAACGCTTATGTATCTTGAAATGGTACCAGAAGCAAGAAAAATGGTTTATTTAATAACAAACAAATTTGATAAAGAACCAGGAGATATTTTTAAAGAAGAATACACAAAAGACTTATTTCCAGAAACAATAGAAACCGTAATACATAAGTTTGAAGAATGGTTGAAAATGTATGGATTATATGAAACATACACAGAAAAATGGAAATGTAAATATTAGGAGGAAACAATGGAATTTGAAAAATTATATATGTTTAATCCATTTACAATTCAAAACGCAGATAGTCAAAAGATAGCAGATACATATACCAAATTGCAAAATGAATTGATAGAAAATCCAAACACAGGATTTGAAATATCAAAAAACATAGAAATATATGCAAATATGAATTATCTAATAGGGGAAATGATAGCAAGATTACAACAAGAATATGACACACTAAAAACAGATATATCAATACAAGAAAATAAACAAATTTATATGCAAAGGAAACAATGGCAAGAGACACAAAAAGAAAAGCCACCAGCAATGAGTTATTTTGAAGCTATAGCAAAAGAGTTTGTAAAAGATGATAGCAAGAAGTTAACAGAATTAGGCTCTAGGCTGTTTAGATTTAAAAAGGCGTATGAGAGCATAGATAGTAAACAAAATGCCTTAAAAAAGAAAATAGAAGCAATAAGATATGAAATATAGAACATTGGCACTAATAGAAGTTTAGAGACAAGCAAGGAGCCTAATTTATTAGTGCCATGACCCCCGAAAAGAGGTAAAAATGATAGTAACAGATTTATCAAACAGTTTTAATCCAGTACCTAAAAAAAAGGCAGAAAAGAAAAAAGAAGTTACAACAATTAAAAAGAAAAGCAAGAAGTTAGCGAGACTAGAACGACAAAGAGATAAAGGCATTGTTAAAGAAGGAATATGTGAAGTTTGTGGCAATTATTCAAAACACTTAGACCCACACGAGATATTTGGTGGAAGTAATAGAAAAAGAAGTATACAACATGAATTTGTAAAGCTAATATGTAGAAAATGCCATGATAACGAAAATGTTATAAAACAATTAAGAATAGATACACAAAAAGAATATATGAAGACTCACACAGAAAAAGAATTTATAAAATTAATTGGAAAAAGTTATTTAAGGAGGAATGAAAATGATAATTATAACAATATTAGTTGAGATAATGATATTAGTAGGAGCTTGTATCTTTGCATACTTAGCTATTGATAGATATGAATTAGGATGGGGCATTTTATCAGGAATACTTTGGATAGCACTTTTAATTATTCCATTCGCAATAGGAGGATTGCATGGATATATAGATTATAAGCCAAGCAGTGATAAAGATTTAGCAAGAATAACATCAGTAACACAAGAACAAGATGCATTCAAAACATACTACAAAGTAGAAGTTGAATATCTAACAAATACACCAACGCAAGAAGGAATGATACAAAATAAAAACATAGAAAAAGATACATTTTATTGCTATTACGAAGATAAAGAATTAGTAAATAAACTAAAAGATAATATGTATAAAGAATTATGGATAATTAGTGGTCGTAAAGGTGGATACGAAAATCTTAAGGATTTTGGTACACAACTAATTAAGGACATAGAATTAAAAGAAGATTAAAGACAACAGGGCTAGACAACAAAAACTAGCCCTTTATTTTACGAAAGGAGAAGTTAAATGGCAAGAAAGAGAATGATAGACCCTAGTATATGGCAAAGTGAAGATTTTGGAAAATTATCTACTTTAGCTAAAATTGTATTTATTGGTTTATTCTCGCTTGCTGATGATGAAGGTAGAGGAAGGTGTAATCCTGTATATTTAAAGTCTACATTATTCCCTTATGAGGAAAATATAAGAAGTGCCGACATAGATAAAACCTTATCAGAGATAAGCTCTAATATGTCCGTAGTTTTATATTCTTGTGACGGAAGTAGTTATTATAGCCTTTTAAGTTGGGATACGTTTCAAAAAATAGATAGACCAAGTCAAAGTAAGATACCAGAATATAATGAAAATACAATGAAATTATTATTTGACGAACATTCGACGAATAATCGACGAACTATCGCTCCTAATAAGAATAAGAAAAGAATAGAAGATAATAGGAATATAAAAGAAGAGAATAGAAATAAAATAGTCGAAATTTACAACACCTATTGTGCTAATTTGCCACAGGTTCAAAAATTAACCGAAAAAAGAAATAAGTCTATTGATAATTTCTTAAAAGATTTTTCGATAGAACAATTTGAAGAAATATGCAAGATAGCAAATGTTAGTGAGTTTCTAATAGGAAATAACGACAGAAATTGGAAAGCTGATTTTGATTTTCTTATGAGAACTGATAAAGCAACTGCAATATTAGAGGGCAAATATAGTCAAAAGAAAAGAGATAAATTAGATGGATTTAAAGATTTATGGAAGGAGGCAAAAGATGAAGAAGAGCGAAATGGTGCAAATAATAACACTTTTGGCTGGTAATTATGAAGATATTGCGAATAAATCACAAACACAAAGAGAGATGATGTTAAATACATGGCAAGAGTGTTTAGGGGATTTAGATTATAACTTAGTTTTACGAGCGGTAAAGAAAACAATAATAGAAAGCCCTTACCCACCAACAATACATGAAGTAAGAAAAAATGCAATAGAGCTAATCAATCCAACAACAAAGAAAACAGGAATAGAGGCATGGAACGAAGCAATTGGAATGATAAGCAATGGTCTTTATATGACCGAGGAACAATTTAATAATTATAGCCCAGAAGTTAAGAGATTTTTTGGAAGTGTAAATCAAGTAAAACAATTAGCAATGGTAGACATGGAAACAATAAACACAGTTACAAAAGGGCAGTTTTTAAAACAATATGAAGTATTGATAAACAGAGAAAGAGGACAAAAACTATTACCTCAACAAATGCAAGATTTTACAAAACAACTTGCAGATAGAATGAGTGTAGAACAGATAGGAGAGTGATAACAAATGAAAGTTACGCAAAAGGATAGAATAATAAATTACATACGAGAGTTTGGTTCAATATCTAGCTGGGAGGCATACGCAGATTTAGGAATAACACAGCTAGGAGCAAGAATAGACCAACTCAAAAAAGAGGGCTACGAATTTAAAACAGAATGGGAAAGCAACACAAACAGATTTGGAGAAAAAACAGATTACAAAAGATATTATTTAATAGATATGGTTTCAGAGAATATGGAACATATAACACAGTATTAAGGAGGGAAAAATGCTAAGGGAAACAACTATAACAGAGATAATAAAGAATATTGTAGAAGGCAATGTAAAAATAACAGATAATTCAATTTGTGGGAATTGTAGTAAATGTGGAGAATGTTGTACTAACTTTCTGCCAGTAACACAAAAAGAAATTAATGAAATACAAAAATACGTAATTGAGAACAAAATAAGACCACAAACACAAATATTAGTAATGCAAAATAGACTAAGTTGTCCATATTATAATGGGAAAAAGTGCTTGATATATGAAGTAAGACCATTGATTTGCAGAGAATTTTATTGCTATAAAAAAGTAAATACGGAAAGTGCCAGAAAGCTAATGGCAGAAAAAAGAATAACAGTAAACATGTGGGCAATAGCAGAAGAAATAGATAAATATTTTAAGAGGACTAGCCTATGCAACAAATAAAAAAGAATACATTGTATTGAGGAGATGTGCTAAATGACAGAAATATGGAAAGATATAAAACGGGTATGAGGGATTTTATCAAGTAAGTAATTATGGAAGAGTAAAATCATTCGCTAGACAAGGAAGCTGGAGAGAAAGAATATTAACTCCATCAATGACAAGAGATGGCTATTTTATTGTTGTTTTATCCAAAAATGGAAAAACAAAAACAAAGAGGATTAGCAGATTAGTAGCAGAGACATTTATAGATAATCCTAACAACTTTACTACGGTTGACCATATCGATAGAAATAGAACAAATAATATTTATACAAACTTAAGATGGGCAAATTATTCTATGCAAAATAAAAACAAAACGAAAATACAAGAATTAAGCAGAAATCTTAAAGAATATTCCAAAAAACGGAAAGAAAAATCCTAAAAGCAAAGCAGTATATCAAATTAGTCGAGAAGGGAAAATTATAAATGAATTTGGAGGTATAAGAGAGGCAGAAAGATGGACAGGATTTTACGCAAGTCATATTAGTAAATGTTGTAAGAGAGAAATAAAGTCATATAAGAATTATATTTGGCAATATAAAGATGAGGTGATATAGATGAGGCAAATTAAAGAGAATAATATTTGCTATTATTAACTGCTTAGGCTGTAACAAACAAGAAGATACAGACTATAAGCCAGTAATGAGATGTAAAGGCTTTGTACCAGGAGTTGAAAACTGGCAAGAAAAATTAAGAGAGGAGCTAAAGAAAAATGGCAATAAACAGTAAAAAGAAACGGAAGTGCAGGAGAAAGAGAATTGGCAAATAAATTAAAAGAATACGGCTATAAATGTAGAAGAACACAACAGTTTTGTGGGAATACTGGACAAGCAGATGATGTAGTAGGACTTGATTATATACACATTGAAAGCAAAAGAGTTGAAAGGTTAAATATAGATAAAGCAATTGAACAAGCAGTAAGAGATACAAAAGACAATAAGTTCCCTACAGTATTTCACAGAAAAAATAGAAAAGATTGGTTGGTAACAATGAGGCTAGATGATTGGATGCAAATGTACAACGAATATTATTCTGGGAGAAAGATAAAAGAATATGAGAATAAAGGAGAAAAGTATGAAAATATATGATAAGAGAATATATAAAATAAGTGAGTGTATAAGAGTGGTGATAATAGTAATAGTGTGTTTTATGATAGGGTATGTATGTGGAATATTAGCAGGGGATAAGTCAGAGGAGTTAAAGAATAAAGACATAGAAATAGAATCGCTAAAGGATACGGTGTATATGTTGAGGAGGGAGAAAGATGAGTGAGATAGAAATTGGAGAATATGTGAGAACCAAAAATGGGATAATTGACAAGGTCGAAAGATTTAGTGTAGGTTGTTGTGTATGGTATTGCGAAAATGGAATGTGTATAGATGAATGCAATTGTATAGGAACACACTTAGAAGATATAGTAAAACACAGTAAACAACTAATAGACTTGATAGAAGTAAAAGATGTTATTAAATATAGAATAAATAATATTTCAACGACATTAGAAACAAAAGGTTATATTGAAGGAATTATAGGTATATCAGATGAAGAAATGTTACAAGAAATAAAGAGTGATAAAGATTATCATATATTAGAAATACTAACAAAAGAAAGTTATATGGCTAATTGCTATAAAGTAGGAGGAGAAGAAAATAAATGTATGTAGATATATATAACACAAATAAAAAATATAACATAATTTATGCAGATCCACCGTGGAAATATAAAAGTAGAGCTAATCATAAAACAAGATTTAGAGGTGGAGCTTGTGGACATTATGAACTAATGTCTATGGAAGAAATAAAAAAGTTACCTATCAAGGAAATAGCAGATGAAAATTGTGCGTTATTTTTATGGGTTACATTTCCTTATCTCGAAGAACAAATAAAATTATTTAAACATTGGGGATTTGAATATAAAACATTAGGCTTCAGTTGGCTAAAGCAAAATCCAAAAAATAAAAAGCTGTTTTTTGGAGTAGGATATTATGCAAAATCAAATTGTGAAGTATGCTTAATGGGTATAAAAGGTAAAATGAAGCCAATTAGTAATAAAATCTCAAGTGCAATATTATCCCCTAGACGAGAACATAGTCGAAAACCAGACGAAGCTAGAGAACGAATAGTTGAATTATTTGGGGATATTCCAAGAATAGAATTATTTGCAAGACAAACCGTAGAAGGCTGGGATTGCTGGGGAAATGAAGTAGGAGGAGAAGATGAAATATAAAGAATGTATAAAAAAAATAGGACTAAAAAATGTAATATTATACGAAATGTTTTATATTTTAGAAATTATTTTAAATTTACCTTATTTGATGTTACGAGGAATAGCTATTATATACGATGACATACTTGAATTTATTGTATTTATAACTAAAAAACAACAGAATTTGTTAGCACGAATTTTTGGAAAAACAAGAATAATTAATTTAAGTAAACTAAGCAAGAGAATAGATAATTTTAGATTAAAAACAATTAAAGAATTAAAAAAAGAGGAGGAAAAAATGAATAAACATAAAAAAGTATCTAAAGATGATGTCCTTAAAACGTTTTATGATTTACAAACTAAATTCTGGGAAGCAGGTTGTTTTGTAGATGGATTATCAGTTGATTTTTTAGCAGATAGAATGGAAACATCTACATATCAGATAAGAAAAGCCTATAAACAATTAGCAGAAGAAGGATACTTAAAATTAGAGAAAGTTCCAACTGCTTTTGAGGAATATGATAATGGGTTATATACTGAATCTCATCCTTATTTATTTTGTAATGTTTATACTTTAACACAGAAAGCTAAAGATAAATTTGAAAAGAATGGAGATGAGAATGTTGAATAGGACTATAAAATTTAGAGGAAAACAAAGAGGATGGCGGATGGCATTATGGGGATTTAATGACAATGAAAAATTTTACAAACGAAGATATATATCAAATAGGAGATTTTGAAAAATCATTATACTATAAAGTTGATAAAGATACAGTGGGTCAATTTACAGGGCTATATGATAACGCAAAAAAAGAAATATATGAACGGAGATATAGTTCAAATAGAATATAAAGATATGAAATTTAAAGGACTTGTTAAATATGACGAAACATATTTAGCTTATGTAATAATAAATACTAATACTACAAAACATGAGTTTGAAAACTTAGGAGATTATTTAGACTATGACATAGAAGTAATAGGTAACGTTACAGATAATCCAGAGTTATTAGGAGGAGAATAGATATGTTAAAAAAAGACATAGAAGTTGGTAGAATATTATATTGGAATACAACTGGAGCAAACAATTCAAAAATATCACTCAAATGTGAAGTTATAGATGTGGGAAAAATATGGATATGGGTGCATGTGTGTGGATGCTTAGCGTATAACAATTTAGCAATTAATGATTTAAGTATAAAACCACTACATAGAGTAACTAACAACAATCTAAAGCAAAGGAGTAAATAAGACATGAAAACAGAAACTACAAAAAGACTAGAACAATTATTAGCAAATCGTTTTAATAAAAGAAATGATTTTTATGTTTTTGAATGTACTATTGGGTGGTATGGAAAAGAAATAGTAGATTGCATAATGTATAACTGTCAAAGGGAAACTTATTGTTATGAAATAAAACAATCAAAACAAGACTTTCGTAGCAAAAATAAGCTAACATTCATAGGAAATAAAAATTACTTCGTAATGCCATATAAATTGTATAAAGAGGTAGAAGATGAAATACCACCAGAAATAGGAGTTTTAGTAGCAATAGATAGGCTGGAACGAAAAGAAAAAGAAGAAATAGACATTTGGGGAATCAAGAAAACAAGCTATTGGACGGAACCAGTAGATGGATTGAAAGAATTATATTGCATAAAATCAGCAAGAAAACAAGAACTTAAAGCAGATAAAGAGATAATATTGTCTTCAATGTTAAGAAGTATGCAAAGGGACAGACTTTATGATTTAGAGAGGAGTGATACATAGTGAAAACAGCTGATGAGATGTTTGAAGAGTTAGGATATGAAAAAGTAATAGATAATGATACAGAAATAGAATATCAATACATAAATAGGATAATGGGAGATAGGATAGAACAAACTATTCAAATTGCAAAAATAGGAAAAATAATCTTCTCGTATCTAAATGCTAGTAATCATCAAGTGATGGGATTAGGAGAAAAAGAACTCCAAGCAATAAATAAAAAATGTCAAGAATTGGGGTGGATATAATGATGACACCAGGGGATATAGATAAATTACAAAAAGAATGCGATTTTGAATATATGAAAGAACAAATAGATAAACAACAAACACAAATAAGAGAGTTAACAGATAAAAAGAATGTTGTTGATTTAGACTATAAAGAAGAATATTATAACTTGCAAAAAGAAAATTATGAGTTGAAAAAGAAAATAGAAGCATATCAAGAAGCATTATTAAATATATGCTCAAAATTGGAGGTATTTTAAGTGAAAGAATGTAATTTTATACAAAAAGATGATTATGATTATATTATATATGAGTGTAGTAATTGTAAAGAAGAGTGGTATTTTGAATATGGAACACCAGAAGATAATAGCTATAATTATTGCCCTAAATGTGGAGCAAAAATAGCAAAAGTTATTGAACTAGAAGAGGAGGACGAGTAGTGGAAAATAGTATAAAAGAATTTGAAATAAAATCAGTTGAAAGAATACCACATAAATTAAAACAAGGTATCCTTTATGTATGCTTAGAATGTCAAGTAGCAGTTCATTTATGTGCTTGTGGCTGTGGAGAAAAAACAGTAACTCCATTAGGAATGAATGGATGGGCTTTAAATTTTAGAGATGGCGAATTAAGTTTAAGCCCAAGTATCGGAAATTTCAATATTCCCTGTAAATCACACTATTTTATAGAAGATAATAAAGTTAGGTGGTGTTAATATGGGAAATAATATAGAAGAAAATATAGAAATATTAGAAAAATTTAAAAACAATAAAATACAAAGAGATAAATTAGAAAGAGATGTTAGATGTGGAGGCTGGAAAATAGGAGACATTTATAAATGTCTTGAATTAAATAACGCAATAGACAATATCTTATCAGATTATAAAAAAGTATTAAAAGAGAATGAAATATTAAAGGAAGAAAAAGAACAAGCTTGGGAAGAATGGAATAATTTAGAACAAGGAAGTTATGAAACAGAGTTAAAATTAAAAGAAGAAAATAGAGAATTAAAAGCAGAAATGAAAGACGGTGTAATAGCGATAAAATTAAATGCGTTGCAAACAGAAAATGAAAAATTAAAGAATAAATTATTAGATACTTTAGAAGGTCAAAAAGTAATTAAAGAAGAAAAACCACAATATATTAAAGAAAATTTTATTCCAGTTGAAAAAGTAAAGAATAAGATAGAACATTATCAAAAATTACAACACAATTATATTGAGAAATATGATGAAATAAACGAGGGTTTACAAGCAATGATAAGTGCTTTGGAAGAATTACTAGGAAAGGAGTAAATTATGAGTGAAAAATTAGAAGAGTTAATAAGTTTATTATATCAAGATAAATTAACTCAATATGGTAAAAGGTTACTAGTAGAAAATATAGAAAAACTACAAAAAGAGAATGAAGAATTAAAAAATAACATAAGAAAAAATGAAAATGAGTTAGAATTTGATGTTAATTGTGACTGGATTGCTTTACAAAAAATGTTAGACGAATCTGAAAAAAGCAATGAATATATATCATACAAGAATGAAAAATGGATAAAAGAAAAGTATTGTATTCCAATTCAAAAAATAAAAGCCAAAATAGAAGAATTGGATATAGCAATATCAGAATATATATATATAGACGATGACGACAAAGCATACAAAAAAGCAGTTAAAAAAGACAAGTTATGTTTATTGAATCAAAAAAGAGCCTTGCAAGAACTACTAGAAGGGAGAGAATAAAATGAGTGAAGAAGTAATAAAACAAGGAAATGGAGGTTAATCTATGGGAACAGAAGATACAATAGAAATGGTAATAATTAAAAACGATACTGTAATAAAGAAGAAATTCAGTGTTATAGACGAAGACGAGGTAATAAGTTTTAATTTAGGGAATTTCTTTATAGCACTACGAAAAGAAGATCTAAAAAAATATTTGTAGGAGGTACAAAAGATGCAATACATAAAAGAAGACGTTGAAACCATGTTAAAGGATCACTTAAAAAATCAAGCAAAGCTGACGGAAATACAATTAAAAAAAGAAGAATACGAAAAAAGATTGGAATATGCTGGAACGGTATATGAGGAAACAGAAAACGAAATTATAGAAAATATGCAGTTAGCTGGACAAGCTTATGATAGCATACATAGTAATACAAACAAAGTATCAGATAAAGTGCTAAATACGGCAATGAATTACCATAGAGAAGAAAGACACATAAACAAAGAAGATAGGCAATTTTTACAAACCAAATTAGAAGAACTAACCAAATTGAAAGACGAGTTAGACAAAAAAATAGTAAGAGTTGAAAACATGATAAATCAACTATCAGCAGAAGAAAAGTTTGTTATAAAGATATATTATATGGAAAAATCTAAATGGGATTATGTATCACAACAATACTGCATGGAGTTCCAAAAACCAAAATCTATAAACCAATTATTAAATATAAGGGACACGGCAATAAAAAGTATGCTTGATGTACTAAATATAGGTGAATAATGAAAAATTGTGATAAAATTGTGATAAAATTTGGATGAAATTTGGTTTTGAAAGAGTTATAATTATAATAGAGAAAAAAAGATATAAACTTTTGCGGGGCTGAACATTTAAAAAATGTTTGGCTCTATTTTTCTATTAACGATACCTAGTAAAATGACAACTTAATTCAAAAAGTTTGAAGCTTTCCTGCTAAGAAATGCGTACCTAATAAGGTATATGGTGCAAGTCCATAGGTTGTCGCCAACGGCAGAGTAATTCAAACGGCTTTGAACACTGTCTTGAAAACAGTTGGAGCAGTAAAACGCTTGGGGTTCGACACCTCACTCTGTCGCCAAGTAAAATAGTATGTAATGATATAAAAAAGCAATGGGAGTAAAAGGTTGAGATATTAATTCCGACACAGGGAAGAGAAATATCAGGACTTCCAAGAGATTCGGCTCGTAAGCTAAAGGTTATAGGCTGTGTTGATACCAGAAATCCAAACGATACGAGGTAGCGCCTTGTATAATCCTGTATCATTACATAGTGTTTTATACAAAGGAAGTGTTGTATATGAGAGGTAGTATAATAGCAAACTACATAGACGATGAATATAGAAGAAAGAAATTTTATGAGAATAAGAAAAGACAAAAGTGCATTGTAGATGAGAAAAGACAATGCGATAAATGTAAATATTTAAACATATGTGAGGATAAAGATGAAATTTAAAATAAATAATACGGAATGGTTAATAGAAGAAGTAGATGAAGCCACAATTAATAACGAAATGAAAAGTGATGGAACATTAGGAGTAACAATATATAGAACTCAAACAATAATGCTACTAAAAGATCAAGCTAATATAATAAAGACATTGAAACACGAACTAACACATGTTTGGCTATATGAATACGGACATAATCAAAACGACGATAAAACATTCAGCTATGAAGATGTATGCGAAGTAGTTGCAAGTAGTAATGATTTTATAAATGAAGTAATAAAAGAATATGTACGGAGAACATAAATGAAGAATGACGATTTAATAATTTATAAGAAAGATAATAGAGAAATTATAGCTATAATTCCAATAATAAGAGGAGATAGACCAACAGTATTAAAAAAAGGTTATATGTCAGTTATAAAAAAATGCGATGAAAGAAATATATTAGGAGACGGAAAACATATCTATTTAGCTGAATAGAAAAATAAGATACAGACAAAAGAGGTGATTCAATTGACAAATGCACAGAAAAGATTTTGCGATGAGTATTTAATAGACCTTAATGCAACAAGAGCATATAAGGTTGCTTATCCAAAATGTAAAGAAGATGAAACAGCTAATGCAGCATCAAGCAGAATGTTAAGAAATGTTAAGGTTCAAGAATACATATCTGAAAAGCAAAAAGAAATAGAAAAAAGAACAGAAGTTACACAAGATATGGTAATAAAAGAATTAGCCAAAATAGCATTTTTAGATATAAGAAAATTATATACAGAAAATGGACAATTAAAAAATGTTGCAGATATAGATAGCGATACAGCAGGAGCAATATCATCACTAGAAACTTTAGAAGAATATGAAGGGTATGGAGATGACAGAGAAAAAATAGGAGATACACAAAAAGTAAAACTATTAGATAAAACAAAGGCTCTTGAATTATTAGGAAAACATTTAGGAATGTTTAAGGAAAAAGTAACAATTGATGGCAATGTTAATACAAATAATCCATTTTCAGGAATGTCAATAGAAGAACTGAGAAAGATATTGAATGAATAATAATTTAAAAGAAGAAATAAAAAAACAAGCACGTTTGGAATTAGCCAGACGTGATTTTTTTGAATATTGTAAATTAACTGCATCTGATTTTTACGAAGAAGAACGTAACTTTTTAAAAGATTTATGCTATCAATTACAAGATTTTTACAAGAGCGATGAAAAAGTATGTGTAATAAATATGCCACCAAGACATGGAAAGTCAAGAACTGCAGGAAAATTTGTAGAATGGATATTAGGAACTAATCCAAACGAAAAGATAATGACAGGATCATACAATGAGGATTTATCGAGTTCATTTGCAAAATCAGTAAGAGACACAATAGCTTCTGAAAAAACAGAAGGCGTAATCGTATATAATGATATATTTCCTAATACCAAGATTAAAGATGGCGAAGCTACACAAAAAAAGTGGGCATTAGCTGGAAGTAAGGTGTCAAATTATTTAGCAACGTCGCCAACAGGTACTGCAACAGGGTTTGGATGTACAATAATGATAATAGATGACCTCATAAAAAATGCTAAAGAAGCCTATAATGAAAATACATTAAAAAATCATATAGACTGGTTTAATAATACAATGTTATCAAGGACAGAAAATGGATTTAAGCTAATTATAATAATGACAAGATGGTCTAGTAATGATTTAGCAGGATATATACTAGAAAATTATCCTAATGTAAGGCATATAAACTACAAAGCAGTTCAAGAAGATGGTTCAATGTTGTGTGAAGATGTATTAAGTAAAGAAGATTATGAATTTAAGACTAAAAATATGAACAAAGATATTATATATGCAAACTATCAACAAGAACCAATAGATGTAAAAAATAGATTATATACATCCTTTAAAACTTATGAAAAATTACCACCAGCACACTATATTATGAATTACACAGATACAGCAGATGAGGGCGACGATTACTTATGCTCAATAGACTATCAAATGTATAACAGTGAATATTATATCTTGGATGTTATTTATACACAAGAGTCAATGGAAGTGACAGAACCAGCAGTAGCAGAAATGATGACCAAAGATAATGTAGGAAATGCGAATATAGAAAGTAATAATGGTGGTAGAGGGTTTGCAAGGAATGTGCAAAAAAAGTTAAAGGAGTTAAAGAATACTCACACAAAAGTAAATTGGTTTCATCAAAGCGAAAATAAAGTTGCAAGAATATTAAGTAATTCGACAGGAGTAATGAATAACATTTATTTTCCAATTAATTGGGAGGATAGATGGCCAGAATTTGCCAAACATTTAAAACATTATGTAAGAACAGGAAAAAATGAACATGATGATGCTGAAGATTGCTTAACGGGAGTGTATGAACATCCAAGACCAAATACAATACAATTCGGATATGTAAAGCCGGTATAGGAGGAAAACAATGATACAATGGAATCCAGAAACATTAGAAAATGAAAATAGTGTAACACAAATATTAATGTTAGCAGACAAAGAATGGAAGGCAAGAAAACAATTATATGAAAGAATAAGAAGAAAGACAGATAATTCTGAGCTAGTAAGTATAAATGATGAAAAAATAAAAGTAGCATTTGAAAATTATATAAATTCAATGGTAACTGGGTATTTTGCAGGAAAAGCACCAGTATATGATGTTGAAAAAATATCAGATCCAACAAAATTAAATATAATAAAGAAGTTACTTAATAAAATATTTAATACAGATGCAAACAAAGATGAAGAATTAAAAGTATTAATAGATTATATAAGTAAATACAATGATGATTCAACAGAATTTTTTGATTTGGCATTTGAATATTTTGGAATGAGAGGATGCTATGAAGTACTATACGAAAATGAAGAAAACGAAATAGTATATACAAAACAAAGTGCTTTAAACACTATAGGAATATTTGATTATTCAACACCAGTAAAACAAATAGGCCAATTAAGAAAATGGACTGGAAGAGATAAAAATGGTGCAGATATAACAATAGTAGAATTAACAACAATAAATGGTAAAAGATACTATTCACCAACACCAAATGATTATGCAAAATTACAAGAAGATAAACAAAAATTTGAGAAAAGTAAATGGAACATGCTTCCTTGCATAGCAATAGAAAATGAAATGGGACTATCAAGCTTTGAATTGGTAGTCTCTTTAATTTGTGCTTATGAAAGAGTAATACAAAATAGTAAAAATACATTTCAATATAATGATGATGCAAAATTAAAAGTAACAGGTTTTACGCCACAAAATGAACTGATGACAACAAAATTAGACGCAAAAGGAAATCCAGAATTAGATGAAAATGGACAACCAAAGCAGGTAGTTAATAAAGCAAGAGAAGAGGAAGACAAAGCTTTATTAAAAATGCAAGTATTCTATACTCCAGATAATACAGGAGATATTGCATGGGTAGAAAAAAGTGTACAAGATACAGCACTAGAAAATCATAAAAAGACATTAATAGACTTAATAGCGATGATAAGTGGAGTACCCAATATAACAGATTTAGGATTTACAAATGCAGATAATGCAAGTGCATTAGACAGAAAGTTCTTTGCATTAGAGCAAATGATAACAGATGCTGATAAACACTTTAAACAAGCAATACTAAGAAGATGGGAAACAATTATAGATAGAATAAATAAAAGAAAACACAAATCTTATGATTTTAGGAGTATAAAAATAGATTTACAAAGAAATCTACCAACCGACAAAGATACTGAAACGGCAAGAGCATTAAAATTAAGGGGACTATTAAGTGATGCATCAGTTATTGATATGTTGCCAGATGACCTAGACAGTAATTCAGAACTAGAAAAAATAGATAAACAAAATGAAGAAAACATTCAAAAAAATTTACAACAAATGCAAATGATAGGACAAGTAGGAGAAAATCAAGACAATAAAGAAAACAATCAAGATAACAAAGTAACTGATTTGACAGATCAACAAAAAGCACAAAAACTAACAGCAGATAACAAGAAAGAGCAAACTAAAGTAGTTAATAAACAAATCAATAAAGAAGAATAGAGGTGTTTTATATGTGGGAGCAACATGACAAATATGTAAAACAATTAAAACAACTATACAATAAAACATCAAGACAAACACAAAACAGATTACAAGAATTATTTGACACGTTTAATTTTACATCAGAGAATATCTATAATATTGCTGATAATAAGACTAAAAAAAGAATAAATACATATATAGAACAATGGAAAGAACAAGGCTTATTAAAGAATAATAGCCATTTTACTGTATTAGCAAACAATATTTATAAAAGAACAAGAGTAAATAATAGTGAAATATTAGAATTACTAATTTATAGTGCATATATAGAAGAACAAAATAAACTTGAAGAACAAGAAAAACAAATAATGTATGAAGATGCAAATTATTACTATGAACAAGGCCAACAAGAAGTAAATAAAAAGAAAAAGCCATCAATATTAGCGATGGCTTTATTTCTTGCATTATTAGACCAACCAAATTATAGTGGCTTTAATTGGAAACAGTATATTGAAGCAACAATACAATATAATGCACAACAAATATATAAACAAGCAATTTTAAATATGCAACAACAAAAAGGCCTAGAAATTGATTCTAATGAGTTTCAAACAATAATACAAAGACAAAACAATCAAAAGATCAATATAAATAATGATAAGATATCAGGTGCAGCAGATTTGCAAATGATAGGACTAAATAATTTAGCCAAAGTTGAGGGAATAAAAGAAGTAACGGAAGATAATTCAAAAGTTAGATTTGTCGCAGTAGAGGACGAGTCAACAACGAAAATGTGCCAAAGCTTAGATGAACAGATATTTAATATAAAAGGTTATAATGAATTTACAAGATATTATGGAAATACTGCAAAAGAATTAGAACTAAAAAAATTCAAAATTTATGGGTTAGTCTTACGGTATAAATATGCCTCCCATAATGCGGGCATTATCATCATTGCAGAAGTACATTAGTATATCAAAACAATATGCCTAGAGAAGAATTAAACAGAAAATTAAATATGGAGTATCAAGATGTAACAACTAGGGTTTTAAAACGAAACAAAAAGCATTACAAAGTAGTAGAACAACAATATTATATTGATGAAAACGGCAATAAATATGCCGTTGATGGCAAAAGTGTACTAATGAAACATACAGAAAAAGAAAAAGAAGTCGCTAAAATATTAGGAGAAATATATGGAGGAAAAGTTAGGCTAATACCAGTTGTATTAAATCCACAAAATATAAAAACACCAGATTATATGATAGGAAATATAAAAATTGATTTAAAAGAACCAACAGGAAAATCTCGAACTACAATCTATGATTTATTCAAACACAAAAGTGGACAAGCTGATAACTTTGTAATAGATATACATAAGTCAGGATTAGATAGGACTGAAAGCATAGAACAAGCACAGCAATTATTTTATTCTAAACATAGAAGCTGGATAAATACTGTAATATTAATGGAAAACAACGAAATATTTAAAATATTAAAAAGAAGATAAAAAAAGAAGGTGGTGCAACCCAAAAGGGGGTCACATACCTTCAACAATAATATTATTAACTTAATTATACTATAAATTAGGTTAATAATCAATAGTTTATGCGAAATATTTAGAAAATATACACTTACTAAGAATGTACTGAACCAAAAAATGTCCAATTTTTGGGGTTCACTTCAGGAGTAGGTGCTTTTATTATGGAAAGAAGGTGAAAAAATGAACGATAGAGCAAAATATTTAGCAGTAGATGAAGAAAAAAACAACAGAATACAACATATAAGAGAATGTTTCTCAATTATCTATGATGAAATTGATTTAAAGTGCAAACCAAGTAGAGAAATATCATTAGCATTAACTAAACTAGAAGAAGCACAATTTTGGGTTATAAAAGGAGTAACAAGGGAGGATAAATAATATGTGGTTATTAGTTTTAATATTAAGTATTAAATTACAAATGCCAACTTGGTATTGGATTATATTTACGGTAATTACAATATTTAGCCCAGCTATGTGGGTATTAAAATATAATTATGCAGAAGGATATATGAAAGCAAAGAATAAAGATAATAAATAAGTTATTAATATTTTAAAATTATAAATCAAGAGCTAGACGTAGCTCTTATTTTTATGCCTTTTTTACTGGTTGCAGGCTATAAAGAACAACAGAATATAAATCGCAATGGCTGGGGCTTAGGCAATGGCTGGGGCAAAAGGAGTAGAAAATGGAAGGACAAGATAATAATACAAACAATGCTAATACTGGGGCAAATAATGAACCAGCGGGAGCAAATAATCAGAATGCAGGAACAAATAATAATCCTGTAACGTTTGATGATTTCTTAAAGGATGGAAAGAATCAAGCAGAATTTGACAGAAGAGTTCAAAAGGCTATTCAAACAGCACAGGAAGGTTGGAAAGCTAAAAATGATGCTGAAAAATCAGAAGCAGAAAGACTAGCACAAATGAACGAAACTGAAAAATTACAATATCAATTGCAAAAACAACAAAAAGATTATGAGGCAATGCAAAAAAAATTAAATGCTAGAGATTTAAAAGATGAAGCTTTGAAAATAGCAACAACACAAGACACAGCATTTGACCCAGAGTTTTTAAATCTTTTTGATTATGAAAGTATGACAGCAGAGCAGTTGCAAGAAAAAACAAAGCTTATAAAGTCAATTCAAGACAGAATTGTAGAAAAAGCAGTAAATGAGTGGTCAAAAGAAAAGCCACCATATAACCCAAACCCATCTAGCAACAAACCAAGTGCTGATGAAGCAATAAGAAGGGCAATGGGATTAAAATAAGAAAGGAAGAATAGACAATGAATAATATTGAAATATCAACAATTTATTTACCTAAATTAGACGAGGTATATAAAAACGAAGCAAAAACATCTATATTAGATGGAGATGAAACAACAGTACAAAAAGGATTAAATGGAGAAATAAAAGTAGCTAAACTAGACATGGATGGTTTAGGAGATTTCTCTAGAAATGATGGATACACAAAAGGTTCAACAAAATTTGTATGGGAGACAGTAAAATATGACAAAGAAAGAAGCCAAGACTTAAGAATTGATAGACTAGACAACCAAGAAGCATTAGGATTACCTTTTGCAAGATTATCTGGAGAATTTGTAAGAACAAAAGTAGTTCCAGAAACTGATGCTGCAAGAATTGCAAAAATAGCAGGAGTAGCAGGAATTTCAACAAAGAAAGAAACTATTTCTGATGGTGCGGGAGTTGTAACAGCATTAAGAGAATGCATAAATAGAATGGATGAAGATGAAGTTCCAACAGAAAACAGAATTTTATTCATAACACCAACATTAAAAGGAATGATAGATGATTTAGACACAACTAAATCTAAAAAAGTATTAGAAAGATTTGCTACAATAATTGAAGTTCCACAAACAAGAATGTATACAGCAGTAACATTAAATGATGGAAAACAAAATTATGGATACCAAAAAGCAAAAGATTCATATATTAAGTCAACAGATACAGCTGTAGTATCAGGAAAGACATATTACACAGAAAGTTCTGGAACATATTCAAAAGTAAGTTCTCCATCAGGAAATCCTTCAACATCAGATTACTATGAATTAATAGAAGGTGGAAAAGATATAAACTTCTTATGCATTGAGAAATCTGCAGCAGTAACAGCTATGGATCAATACATAAAATACTTTACACCAGATGAAGACCAAAATGGAGATGACAACGTATTTAAATATAGAAACAACAACTTATATGGACATGTATATGAAAACAAATTAGCTGGTGTATATTGTTCATATGAAGGTTAGGAGGTAAAAAATGTCAACATTTATAGGATTAAGAATAAATAAAGAGGTAAAAGAAACTAAAAAAGAGCTAACAGTAGAAGAAATAAAAGCAATTTTAACTGAAAAAGGAATTGCTTTTGAAGAAAATGCTAAAAAGAAAGATTTAGTATCTCTTTTACCACAAGAATAATCAAGGAGGCAATAGAAATGGCAGAAACCAGTAATATAAATAAAATAATAGCCGATTTAGGAGCTAATTATAAAGACGACCAAGAAGTTCTAAGCGAAATATTAGAGGGAGTAACTTCTATTGCCTCTGATATTTCTAATAGACAAAAAAATGATGAGAAGTTATTTCCATATATTAAGAAAGCAGTAAAAGCAATATATCTTTCAAGAGGAGCAGAAGGCTTAACAAGTCGTGGAGAAGGTTCCATATCAAGTTCATATGAAGATATTATAGAAAAATTAAGAAATGACATTATAAAATCTGGATTAAGGAGGATTAAGTAATGCTATTACGAGATTTAACAAAAGTATATATATCAGGATATGAAGAAATAGAAGACCACGGAGAACCAGATAAATTATGGAAATATAAAGGACAGGCTTGGCTAAATATGCAACAAGATGTCAACGAGTTAGATAGAAAGTCCACAGGTGAAGTGGATTATAGTACATATAAAGGTCGTACGACTAGAGATTATGATATACAAAAAGGCAATGGAATATCATTTGAAGATGTCTCAAAATTAGAGAAGTTTATTCCTGAATATAGGGTATTAGACAAAAATAAAATAGGAAGTACATATGTGTATAGAATGGAGAAAATACAATGATAAATTTCAATTGTAATATAAAAGTAAAACATAATTTTAAAAATATAGATGCTATAATTCAAAAATTACCACAAACTGCAAAAATAATAATAGAAGATGTATTAAAAAACATTAGAGGTTACGCTATAAGGTTGGAAAAAGGACATAATGAAGAAGGCATATTAGTCGAAATGATTGATATGTCAACCAAAGAAGTGAAAGGAAGGGTTTTTGCTGACCCTTCTAAATTTATGGCAAATGGAGCATCCTATTTGTTTTTTGAATACTTTGGCACAGGCTCTAATGCTGAAATGGAACACGTAGGAAAGTCACAACATTTTATTGAAAGTGGATTTACTGAGTGGTTCATTCCAGTAAATAAAGTGGATAGAGCATTACCGTATCCAGTTATAAATATAAAAGGAATGGACTTTTACATAGCCCATGGAACTAAAGCAAACCACTTTATGGCTGATGCAAGTTTTGAAAGTAGAAATGAAAATACAGAAATAGTCAAGAAAAAATTAGATGAAATGTTGAAGGAGGTATGCAAATAATGAAAGATTTAAGTATAAAGGACTTTAGCGATTTAGTATATGAAAAGCTAGAAAATTTGTATAAGAATAAACCGATTTTAAGTAATCCAAATACAGAAAGTAAATTTCCTATATTGGAATTGCATACACCTTTGAAATCAGTAAATCTAACAGAAAACGCATTTCCTATTCGTTCTACATTTCAAATATCAATCACTTGTTGGAATGAAAAACAAAGACAAGCAATGCAAATGACAGATGAAGTTAGTACAAGACTTCAAGAATTAAATTTAATAAGGACTAATACCAGTCCTGCAGTATATGACCAGATATTGCAAAAATATGGTATAACAATAACTTTTGAAGTTCGTTATAATTCTATAACGAGTTCTTTTAATTTTATAAGATAATAAGGAGGAATAAAAAATGCCAGAACCAAAAGCAAGTACATTAACAAAATTATTTCATGCTGATACTTTAGCAGATTTAAAAGATGAAACTAAAAGAAAACAAGTAGCTCTCGTACAAAGTATTCCAGAATTTTTAAAAGCACCAGAGGGAATAACATATAGTGCTTTAGACATACCAGATGAAAGACAAACAGAAGGCAGACAAAAAGCAGAAAATCTAGAAATAGAAATACTATTTAAAGAGGAACAATATGATGAATTAAAAGCAGTTCAAACAGCTAAGACAAATGGGTATTGGGCAATTCAATTACCAGAAGAGACAGCTACAGAAAGTGGAAAACCACTAACATGGTATTTTACAGGTACATGTTATATAGGAATGAGTGAAATTGCTATAGATGATATGTTAAAATCAAAATTAACAATCTATAGAAGTTCAGAAATAACAGAAAGCAAAGGATTTCCCACAGCCTAGTTCTGCAAAATTGAGTGCTAGGAGCAGAACCATAAAGAGAACTAGCACAACAGAAAAAAATACTGAGAAGGCAGAATAAGCCTTCTCTCTTTTGCAAAGGAGAGAAAATATGATAATAGAAACCAAAAATAAAATAATTAATTTAGTAATAAAAACAAGAAAAATAGTAGAAATAGCTAACCTACTAAAAAATAAAAATTTTGAAGAAGCTTTTACAAAAGCTTATGCTATATGCGATATAGAAGCTTTGGCTAAAATTATATTAAAATTAGCAGAAACAGAAGATGAGAAAAGTGCATTTAATTCAATAGATGAAGTATATGATTTTATAGACGATTGCAGAAAAGAAGGAATAGTTGTAAATGATTTATATTTAAAGATTGCGGAGGCTTTGAACGAAGAGGGTTTTTTCAAAAAGAAAATGACCAAGAAAGAACTAAAAGAGTTGATATCAAATCCTTTATCAACAATGAATATGAACGAATTAGTTCAAAAATCGGCAGAGAATGCAATGAGCAAAATAGCAGAGGAACAATTCCAAGGTTTCAGGGGCTAAATGATATAATTTTAAGAATAAAAAATACAAATAATTTAATTGAATTGATTTATGCAACAGAGTCTTTGGCATATTATTTTAATATGAAACCGTTTGAATTTTGGAATAGTAGATATTCAGAAATCAATATTTATTGCCAAACTCATTTGGCTAAAAATGCTGACGATTTAAAACGTGAGATCAATTTACAGGAAGCGGTAACAAATAAATTAATAAGAGCAGATAGCTTATCGAGCAATCCAAAAATAATCCCTATTCGAGATAATTATAAAAATTTATTTCAAGATGAAGAAAAAGAATACATTCAGTCACCAGAAGAAATAACAAAAAAGATGAGACTTCTTATGATAGAAGGAAAAAAATAATTTTTTCGACAAGTTTCGACAAAAATATATGAACAAAAGTGCTATACTTCTTTATATAATATAATAAAAGGAGATATAGAAGATGGAAGATATACAAATAAAAACTAAATTCTGCAAATTTTGCGGTGAAAAGATTCCAGAAGATGCGGTTATGTGTACTCGCTGTGGAAGACAAGTTGAACAATTAAAAGGAGAACAACCTCAGGTTGTGATAAATAATGCAAACACTAACACCAATATGAATAAGAATATTGGAGCAGTATCTGGTAGACCAAAAAATAAATGGGTGGCAATAATACTTTGTGCATTTTTAGGATTTCTAGGTGCACACAAGTTCTATGAAGGCAAAACAGGAATGGGAATATTATATCTATTTACTTGTGGATTATTTGGAGTAGGAATAATAATAGATTTTATAGCATTGTTATTTAAACCAAATCCTTATTATATATAAGAAATAAATAATTAAAACACTTGCAAATGCAGGTGTTTTTCATTTAGCATCAGATTAAATCTGGTGCTTTTATTATGCTTAAAAAGAAAGAGGGTGAAAGTATGACAGTAGAGGAAATTGAGATAATTGTAACAGCACAAGTAGAAGAGGCTTTAAAAAAGTTTCAAAAGTTTTTACCAACTATAAAGCAAACAATAAGGCAAGCACAAGAGGCTTTTTCAAAAGTAGATACTAGAGCAATGACAAGTAAGTTACATCAAGCAGTTAATTTTATGAAAAAGAAAATGCAAAATTTAAAGAAAAGTTCAGAAAACAATGAAATAGCAATAAAAGTAAATAATAAAGATGCACAAAAACAAATATCTCAAGTACAAAAACAAATAGATAGTTTGCAAGAAAAAATAAATGCTCGACAAATGAAATTAAACGTAATAAATCCTCAGATTGATAAAATTGTGGATGATACTAGAAAAAGTGTAACACCAGAAGGAATAAACCCTAATGATAAAGCAATGGATACAACAGTGAATAATGCATTAGGAAACAATAAAGATTTTACAGTGTTAAATAATCAAGCACAAAAATTATATACTGAAATAGAAATGTATAATAAACAACTTAGTGAAGCAAAAAACAAAATGACACAATTAAAACAAGAAATAAATCAAACAGCAATTAGTCAAGGAAAATTGACTAGCTTTTTTAGTGGATTTAAACAAAAAATAGACCAAGTAAAGCCAAGCATATCAAAGATGAGAAACAGTTTTAAAGGTTTACCTAAAGTCACTCAAAATATAACTAATAATATAAAAGGAATGGGAACAGGTTTAAAAAACGGATTAGGACATGTTTTAAAATATGCAATGGCATTATTTTCATTAAGAGGAATTTATTCAATATTAAGTGGGTGTGCAAATGCATGGCTATCTAGCCAAAATGCAGGAGCAAAGCAATTAAGTGAAAACATAAATTATATGAAGTATGCTATGGGTAGTGTACTAGCACCAGTAATTCAATTTGTCACTAATCTAGTATATCAATTAATGAAAGCTATTCAAAGTGTTGCTTATGTATTAACAGGAGTAAATATATTTGCAAAAGCAAGTGCAAGTTCATATGCTAACATGGCTGGAAGTGCAAAAAAAGCGAAACAGGAAACAAAAGCGTTAGCAGGTGTCCATAGTGAAATAAATAATATTTCGGACAAAGATAATTCGGATGGTGGAAGTGGAGGGACAACAACTCCTAGTTTTGATTTATCAAAAATGGATAATCAAATGATGGGATGGGTTGATAAGATAAAGAAGAAGCTCTTACTATTATTTAAACCTATACAAAAATCATGGAGTCAATATGGTAAACCATTACTGAAAAGTATGGAATATGCATTTAACAGCAATATAACACTAATAAAAACAATGGGAAAAAGTTTTAAAGAAGTATGGCTAAACGGAACGGGCGAAAAAACTTTAGGCATATATTTTCAGGCGTTGACATCCATATTTAATATTATAGGAAATATAAATATTGCGTTTGCAAATGCATGGCAAAACAATGGTGGGACTGAAACAATACAACAATTGTGGAATGGGTTTAATAATTTACTTTTAATAGTTCAAGATTTTTATAGAACAATAGAAGAGTGGACTTCAAGCGAAAATTTTCAAGAGTTTGCAAATTCAATAATTGGAATATGTGAAACACTATCAGGATGGTTTGAATTAGTAACACAAAAATTAAAGGAAATATGGGACAATGGAGGAAGGGAAACCTTTTCTAAATTATTAGGATGCATTTCTAAATTAGTTACGGCCATAAGTTCGATAATATCTTTTTTATCTCCGGTAATAGAATTTGTATTAAATATAGTTACCCCGGCAGTAACAGAAATAATTAAAGTTATTGGCTATGTGATAGATGCACTATCTGGTTTATTAGATTTTATAATAGGAGTATTTACTGGCGATTGGGGAAGAGCATGGAATGGAATTAAAGAATTTTTTATAGGTATATGGAATGCTTTAAAAACTGCAGTAGCAACAATACTTAATATTATTAAAGATAGTATAGTGTCCGTATTAAATGTAATAAAAAATATCTGGAATACCGTATGGAGCTGGATAAAACAGTTAGCAAATACAATATGGAATGGAATAAAGACAATAATATCAAATGCAATAAATGGAATAAAAAATACTATTTCAAACGTACTTAATGGAATAAAAAATATCTGGAATAATGTATGGAATGGGTTAAAAACTACAGTAACCAATATATTTAATGGAATATGGAACACAATAAAAAGAATTATAAACTCTATTTTAGGTGGAATCGAGGGTATGGCAAATGGTGTTGTAAAAGGAATAAATAAGGTAATATCAGTAATGAATAATTTAAGCTTCGACATTCCAGATTGGGTTCCAGGAATGGGCGGAAAAAAATTTGGATTTAACATCGGCTATATGAGCGAAGTATCATTACCAAGATTAGCAAAGGGAAATGTCGCTTATGAAAAAACACTAGCAATTTTCGGAGAATATGCAGGAGCAAGCAATAACCCAGAAATAACAGCCCCACAAAATATAATGAGAGAAACGTTTGAAGATGTTTTATCAAATTATAATAACGAAAATAGCGATAGGCCTATAAATCTTACAGTAAACGTAGGAAGTACAAAACTAGGACAAATATTATTAGACAATTTAAGAGATATGAAAAGACAATCAGGAAAAGACATAGAAGCATTAGTAGGAGGATAAAATTATGTTATGGAAAGAACATGGAGAAACAGGAAATTTACCGACACCGTCAACATATAGCGCAGACATAGAAGATACAGACAAAGACAGTTATTCTTCTATTGTTGATGGTTCTTTAATAGATAATCCCATAGCTGTAGGAATGTTAAAGCTTTCTATGTCATGGGATTTTAACACAGAAGAAGAAGCAGAACAACTTATACAAAAGACATATAAAAACCCATTTATATTGGATGTTAAAGTTCCAGTAGTAAATGGAGGTTTTTTAGAAAATGCAAAGTTTAGAGTATCAAAAAGAAAAGTCGAAATGATAAGTACAGAAAAAGAAAAGAGTACTTCCAAAACAAAATGGAAGTGCTCTTTTAATTTAATGCAAAAAGAATTAACAGAAGCACAAAAAACAGCGGTAGAGGGGGCAAATAGTTAATGTATAGTACAAGTAATAACTATAAGTCTAAAGTATACAATGTAACTCATTTATTAAAAGTATACATAAATGACACGGAGATAGATTCTAAATATATATTAGACTGTAAACCCTCGAAAAAAGCTTTCTCAAGTGATGAGTTTGCATTGGGCTGTATAGAAGCACAAAGCATAGAATTAAAATTATATAAATCAGTAATACCTGCAACTATAAACAAAGTAGAAATCAAGAGTGGAATAACAGGCGAAATAATACCTGTTGGAGTATTTAATGTGGATGATATAAGCAAAGAAGACGATTACACAGTAACATTTAAATTACGCGATAATATGATTAAATTTGAATTTAATTATAATGGAAAAACACTAATAGATAGCAATAATGGAAAAGCAAAAATAATACAGGTACTACAAGACTTATGTACAAAAGCAGGAGTAGAACTTCGGTTCTACTTCTTTTTTAAACATGAATAAGGAAATAGCAGTGTACGACAATACAGTATCAGCAAGAACTTATTTAAGTTATATAGCAGAACAAGCTGGTGGAATAGCAGTAATAGGTAGAGATGGAAAACTATATATAAAAACAATCGGAGAAAGTTCAGTTACACTTCCATTAAAGTTATTTAAGACTTTTAAATGGGGAGAAAAATTTAAAATAACACGTGTAAGATATGATGATGGAATACAACTATTTGAAAAAGGAGATACAACAGGCAATACAGTTTATATCAGCCAAGACAATATGTACATAGTTGATCAAGATCAAATCAATAATATTTATAACACATTAAAAGGACTAGAATTTTACAGTTTTGAGGGCGAAAGCATAATAGACCCAGCACTAGATACAGGAGATATCGTTGTTATAGATGGTAAAAATGTAATATACCAAGGTTTAATGCAATTTTCAGGACGTTGGATTGCAAATATTGAAAGCAAAATACAATGTAAAGCAAAAGAAGAAACAACTACTAGAACACCATCACAAAGAACTATAAACAGAAGAGTGGAGTCAAATATTAATCAGATAGATGGAAAAATAACTCAACTAACCGAAGAAACCACAGAGAACACACAAAAGATAACCAAAGTAGAGCAAGACGTAAATGGAATAACCAGTAAAGTATCATCAGTAGAGCAATCAGTAGAAAACATAACCAAAATAGAAGGTACAGCAGAAGGAAAGAACATATATATAGATGATGCATCTGCGGAACCATTAATAGATATAATGCTAGAGGGCGAGAGCCACCAAGTAACGAGAAGTGGGAAGAATCATTTTGATGCAAGTCAAATACCTTCTTCAACTAATATTGTAGTAAGCGATAACGGTAAAATAATAACAATGCCTATAGCTACATCAGGTAATGGACATACATCTACAACAAAGAAATTAAGCGAATTATGTCCTAAACTTAAAGTTGGAGATACAGCAACACTAAGATTCAACAGGAACTTAGGAACTACAAAAAACATGTTCATTTACTTAAATGTAGTAAATTCGACGTGGGGCATAAATAACCCAAAAGCAATAACGCAAGAAATGTTAGACAGCTATGTAGCTCTGTATGCAAACAGATATGACGATGGAGAAACAGGACAGTGCATATTAACAGATTTCAGCATAATGTTGTCTAGCGAAACAGATACATCTTGGGAGCAATATGGAGCAAGCCCTAGCCCAGTTTATCCAAGCGAAATAGAGAATTTGGAGGGAAAGAATAAATTCAGTGGCTGGGTAAAAGGAATTGCAATAAATGCTACGGATGGACATCAACTTGCTAACAAAACGAGAGCAAGTTCTGATTATATAGCAGTAGATTTTAATCAAAATCCAAACTATTATTTAAGTGGTTTAGCAAAAACATTACAAACTTTTGTTGCTGCATATAACTCAAATAAAGAATTTTTAGGAAGAACAGTAGCACTGCTTGTTAGTTATTTTTCTTTAAATTCTTCATCTTTCATAGAGGGAACTGCACAGGGAACAGGGGACATTGCTTATTTAAGAGCAACAACTTATGAGAATACATCTTCAGGGACAACAGGAGCAATAGATGACGTAGATAATTTAGAAACACAATTAAAAGAAGGCAAAGTAGCAACAGATTACGTACCATATAATTCGCTAGAGATAAAAGATGTAGGAAAGAATTTATTTAATCCTAGCAATGCAAAAGATGGATATGTTTCTGATAACGATGGTCGAATTTTAGGTGTTAATATAAAAAATAAAAATACTGGCTATATTAAAATTGATGGTGGAGAAAAATACTTTATTCTATCTAATAAATTAACAGGGAATTGGGGAGCTTGGTATGATAAAGATAAAAAATTTATATCAGGAATTGCTTTAGGAGGTAAAAACAAAGGAATAGTTACAGCACCTAACTATGCATGTTTTATTGATTTTACTATATCATATGAAAATAATAATCCTGATTATGCAAATAATGTAATGATAGCTAGAAGCGATAAAGAAATACCTTACAAACCATACCAAGAACAAAAAGTATATTTTCCACTATCAGAAGGGCAAAAGCTATACAAAAACTCTTATTTGGCTGATGACGGAATACATCATAAGAGAAATCAGGTCGTGCTGGATGGTAGTGATGATGAAGGTTGGAGTAGTTTAAATCCAAAAAAAAATGTTTATAAACTATCAAACTTTATAAATGGAAATGGTGCGTACAACTCTATTAATTATCCTATTTTATCAAATTATTTTAAATCGGATAATCAAGGAAATGTATTCGAGGGTGCAAAAAATGCCATTCAAGCATTAGGCGGTAATGTTAACGCTTTATATATATCATTTGGGAAAGATAGTGATATTAATATTGTTAGATTATTAAGAACATTTTTAAAAGCTAAATATGATGCAGGCACACCAGTAATTGTAGAATACGAACTAGCCGAAGAAGAAATAGTACCTTACACAGAAACACAGCAAGAAGCGTGGGAGAAATTAAGGCATTTTACATTATTTAAAGGTATTAACAATATAACAAGTACAGCAAACGCTAAAATCACATATGTTAGAGATAATGGATTAAGTGACACCTACGAAACCAAACGAAACGTTAAAGAAAATCACTACACAAAAATTGAAACAGACTCACAAATAAGTCAAACAGCAGACTCAATCAAAGAGTCAGTCAAAGCAATAAACGAACAAACACAAGAAAAGCTTGCAACATTGGAGCTAGCCAATCAAAGTTTAAAATTTGCGACTAAAAGAGTAGGCGGAAACAATCTAATCAGAAATAGTGCAATGATTAATGATAATAATTTCTGGCTAGCACACGCTAAATATCCATATCAAGAGTCAGATACACCACCTGACAATCCTACTGAAGGAGCATACTGGTATTGTACTGCCAATAGTGGAAGTTACATAGAAAATCAAATGTATGTGTACAACAGTGGTTGGCAAGTATCAGAACTGTCAAGAAAATCATTGTTAAGTGCTCAAAACTATTTCGCTTATACAACTTCTAACGAATATTGGGCAAACGGCAAAAATGCTAATGAAAATACACTGAGTGGACGAGTTATTAAGCTTGATGGAAGACAAGACTATACAGTATCACATATATTCAATATCACAGAACCTATTACATTGAATCAAAATGAAAACAAAATGGCAATATCACACTTCATAAAAAACAGTATAGTACAAGGAAATGTCTGCGTAGGACTAATGTTCCTTAATGAGGCAGATTTTACAGAAGTAGAAAAACCTTACTCATTGTATGAGCCTGGTATTATACTGACACCAGATGATTTAAAAGATTTAACTAAAATAGAGCAAATAATCGAAATACCTAAGAAATCAGATTTTATTCCTGTAGTTGTAAGTAACACAGCACCTACAGATACAACTAAGAATTGGTTAGATACAACGATATACTTAGTTAAAAAATATAACTCGCAAACATCACAGTGGGAAATATTAGATACAAAAATGTCATTATATAACGAGAGTTCAAGAGAAGTTTGGACTTATAGATATTTCTACGGATTCTATTATCAAACGCCAATAATATACGATACAGCAGAAATCAAGAGTTGTTATGTGGCATTAACATTTTATCCTGCATTCGCAGTTTACACAGGAAATGTAGAGCCTACGCCTTACAAAGGGCTATATTGGAATAATAAAACAACAAATTTAGTTAAGAGAGCAAAATACGATGGTACCACCTTTGTAGAGTGGGAAACACTTGATATTCCAAGTAGTTTATTACCAACTGGTGCTAGTTTAGGTGTTGAACTATTTGATTACATAGTACCAATAAAAGGATTCGTTGAAATTGCTGATTTAAAGCTTGAATATAACACTATGTGTACTCAATGGACTCAATTTCCTGGGGAAGTTTATGGCAAGAATTATAAAATGGACGAAAAAGGATTTTGGATCCAAGCAAATCAAAATACTATGTTTATAGATGAGGACGAAATCCTGGCGACATATAAAGGAATAAATATATTTCAAATTAATAAAGACTTAGCATATTTCTACAAAATACAAGCAACAGATAGTATAGAAGTAGGAAATTATTTCTTGAAAACTCAACAAATTAATTCAAAGAATATGCTGTTACTTTATTAGAAAGGAGAGCATATGGCAGTATCAAGTAATATATCAATAACACAAAACTCACAGAATATAGCAAACAATAAAAGTAATATAACTGTTAGAGTACAAGTAACAACGACAGGAGGCTCGTATAATGGATATTCTAAACCAGGTACTTGCACAATAGACGGAACAACATACGATTTTAGTCATAATATACCTCAAAATTCAACTACAACAATTTTTGAGAAAACATTAGATGTAACACACAATAATCAAGGAGAGAAAACCGTTTATGCTAGTTTCTCGTTTCAAACAGGTATATCAGCAGGAACAATAACTGGGTCAACATCCAAAAAATTAACGACAATTCCTAGAACTTCCGAAGTAAGTTTAAGTAAAAAGAATTTCAATATTGGCGAAACTATAACAATATATACTAACAGGAAAAGTGCCAGTTTCACGCATACAGCAGTTATCAGATTCAATGGGCAGACAGTTAGAACCCAAACAGGGATAGATGCCTCATATAGTTGGAATACGAATGAATTATTTGCTAAAATTCCAAATCAAAATCAGGCTAATGGTACAGTGGAACTTACAACTTATAGTGGTGGTACTAGAATAGGAACAAGTGCAGTTAATTTTACAGGCTATGTAGTAAATAGCGACCCAGTATTTAATAATTTTGATTGTGAAGATACAAACACAGTGACTAAAACTTTAACTGGGAATAATCAAAAGTACATACGAAAGTATAGTAATTTAAAGGTAACAATAACAAGTGCAAATAAGATGACTACCAAGAACAGTGCTACACCTAAATATTACAATATTGTGGTTGGCAACAAAATCGAAAAATTAGATTATTCAACATCGGACATTTCAAAATCTATAAATAATATGGATGACAATACAGTAACAGTTTTTGCCGTTGATAGCAGAGGAAATCAAAAAGACAAAACAAAAGCACTAGATATTGTTGAATATTCCGAAACTGTTTTACAAAGTGTTAAAATTGAAAGAAAAGAAGGTGTAGGTGAAACAGTCTTAATAAGTTTATCTGGCAAATATGCAAATATTAATTTTGGAGCCAAAACAAATACAGTCAAAAGCATTCAATTTCGAGAAAAGAGCAAGACAGAGACCGAATTTGGAAGTTGGGTTGAAATAAAGCAATTGGTTACAATAAACACTGAAAACGGCACATTTAGCTGTGACTCAAAAGAAATTACAGGGCAAACCTTCACTCTAGGTACAGAGTATGACATAGAAGTTCAAGTTAAAGATGAATTGAGTTCAGACACAGAATCAGTATCTCTTAATAGCGGAAAAGTGCTACTTTCAGCACTAAAGAATAAAGGAATTAGCGTTGGGGGAATTTATAATGAAAAATTAGGAGGACCATTACAACTAGACAACAAGAACGTTATAGATTGGATAAATGGTAAGCAAGATAAAATCATTCAAAAAGTCTTATGGAGTGGGATTCAATATATGACAGCAGACCACACAATAACTTTATCCGAACCAATCTCTCAACAAACAAGTGGTATTGTACTAATTTTTAGTGCTTATGATAGTGGGGCTAAACCGTATAATTTTCATTGCTTTTTTGTTCCAAAACAATTTGTATCGTTATACAACGGTAAAGGTATGTATTTCTCTTTAGTAGACTTTGACCCTGCTAACGATGCAAGAAAATATTTGTACATAAAAGACACTACTATTCAAGGTAATGCGAACAATGGAGGCGTACATCATAATCTTAATAATTCAAAGTTTGTTTTAAGGGAAGTAATTGGAGTATAACTGCCATTTATGAGTAGGAGGTGAGAAGATGCAAGATAACACAATAATGCTAATTCTAGGTTTTATTACAACTATGATTCCGATTTTTACTGTAATTGTAAAACTCAACAATACAATAACAAAATTAAACATAACAATTCAGGTTCTATCGGATCAAATGCATAAAAGCCAAGAAGATAGAAATAAGATACATAATCAGCTTAATAATCACGAAACAAGAATATCAATTTTAGAAAGTGAAAGGAGGGAAAGATAAATGGAAAAGGTAAAAAAAATATCTAAGTATGTATTAAACGCATTAACAATAATAAGTGCATTACTTTTAGGTATCAACGCAGTTGAAGGTATAACAATACCATATTGCGCACAGATAACAGGAGTTATAGCAGTAATAAACGGAGTTATATCTACATATCTATTAGGACAAAAAGCTGTAAAAACTATAAACAAGGAGGGAAAATAATGAAAATAATAGAAAATAATTTTAAGTTTGGTGCAATGGATATAAGAAATACAACAGAACAAATTGTATGCCACCATAGTGGAGTAACTGTTTTACAAAGTGTAGAAGTAATACATAATTATCATAAAAATACAAAAGGTTGGGCAGGAATTGGGTATCATTTTTATGTTAGAAAAGATGGTTCTATATATAGAGGACGTCCAGAGAATACAGTAGGTGCACATGCGGTAGGAGCAAACTACAATTCAATAGGTATCTGTTTTGAAGGAAACTTTTCAAAGGAAGAAATGGGACAACCTCAATTAAAAGCAGGGCAAGAATTAATAGCATATCTAAAAGAAAAGTATAATATATCTAAAGTAGTAGGGCATAGAGATATAGACAACTCAGAATGTCCAGGAAATAATTTCCCAATGGATAAGATAAGGAATGGCAAAGTTAGTTCTCCAAATAATTCAAAAGAAGAAATAGTAAAATCTTTACAAAGAGCGCTAAATCAAGATTACAATTGTGGACTAGAAATAGATGGAATAATAGGACCATTAACAACAAAAGCAGTAAACAACAATATGGTAAGAAACTTTACTGTAGGAGAATTTGCAAAATGGGTTCAAGAAAGACTAATCGCAAAAGGATATAGTTTAAACGAATTTGGAGTAGACGGCAGATATGGAGACGAAAGCGAGAAAAAAGTAAAGGAGTTCCAAGCAAATTGTGGCATAGATGTTGATGGAATTGTAGGAATAAATACAGTCAATAGATTAATATAGAAAAAGGCTAGACATTAAGTTGTCTAGCTATTTTTTTTGCCATTTTGAGGTAATATATTTACTCTAATCAAAAATAAAAAAGGCTTAAAAACGATTGTGACGCGTCGATTTTTTGCTTATTTTTCATTGCTTAAATGCAAAAAGAGAAACAAACTATTTAATCTAGTTTATTTCCATTTCGGTTAATTCGTTATTGGATATTTATAAATATTATACTACTGTTTAGTTATTTTGTTAATGTTTAGTCTTTCCATTTTTCAACAATAAAAATTACTAAAAAATAGAATAAGTCTTGACTTTTCTATTTTTTAATGATATTTTAATATAAACAAATGACACTAAAGAAAAAACTTGATATTATGTAAAATTTATGTTATAATATTAGTACTAATACGAAAAGAATAGAATACTATAGTATAAAAAGTATATAATATGAGATAATATCAGAAGGGAGGTATAAAAATGGTTAATAATCTTTATAAGGCAAGAGTGACAGATTTAATTGCAAAAGCAAAAGAGAAAGAGAAAATAAAAACATATTCACAATTTTGCAAAACTAAAGATGCTAAAGAAAATGCTTTGACTAAAGAAGAAATCATACATTATACTTCTATGCAAGAAGGAGAAGTAAAGTAGATGAAGAAATATAGCATTGGAGATATAGTATTTGTAGCAAAATATGAATATAAAAGTGGAACAATAGGTCAAAATCACAGCTTTGTAATAATAGATGATGGACAGGCCATAGATATAAATTATTTTGGATTTTTATTGTCATCAAATTTAAAGAAAATTACATATCCATACAATGAATTAATACAACAAGATAGTGTTAATAAATTGAATGGAGATGGAATAGTCAAATGTGATGATTTGATAGAATTAACAGAGAGAGAAATAAAATTTAAGATTGGCTCGGTAAAACAGGATGATTTAGAAAGATTTATTGATACATATTCTAAATATTTAAACGAAGAGGACTAGCAATAGTCTTTTTTTTACTTAAAAGTCCCTTCAACATTTAGCAATAAATCAATAATCTGTGATATTTCGTACACTTCTTTGCTATCCAATCCAAAAACTTCAATTCTGTGGTACATTTCTTCTTTCAATTTATTTACATCATTATTATAATAAAATAAGTCTTTTATTGTAACATCTAAAGCATTTGCAATTTTATCAAGAATCTTCATTGTTGGATTAAATACATTATTGTTTTCCAGTTCTCTTAAATAAGTTCTCGAAATTCCCGTGACCTGACTTAATTTATATAAAGTTATATTCTTGCTTCTTCGCAAAAGCTTAATTACAAAAACATACATAAAATTACTCCTACAGTTATTATTAATCTATTTTAGTATGTTTATACAAAAAAGAAAATATGGAACTCCCAGCTCCATATCCAAAAGCTTGAAATCCTTGAAAAATAAGGACTTTTTGATTATATACAGTTTTAGAGAGAGTAGTATTTTGTCGAACGATTTTGTTTGACATTTTTCGACATGGCTTATATAATATTAATCAATAAAAGAAACGCGTTTCTCCCAAGAGAGGAGAATTTAAATGGAGTTAGAAGAAATAGTAAAAGAAAGAATTAAAGAAAATGAAAAATTATTTAGTAAAGAAGAATTAGAAATAATTAATAATTCTATCAAAGTTGTAAAGAAGATATATTTATTAGCATTTTTAGACAATGAAATTTAATGCAATTTTTAATGCAACGCCAAAGAAAAGCTATATAAAACGAAGAGAAAATATGAGAAGTAGTATTTTATAAATTGATATAAAAAGGCTTTAAATAGCACGTTACGAGAAATTATAAAAAACGAAGGGAAAGAACAAAAAGCATAGATTAATCCCTGCCCACCAATGACGTTTCTGTTCGAACTAATAAAACAGATAGATACAAAAATCAATCAGAAAATCAAATCTGGTTGATTTTTTTGTTGTCTAAAAACAATATTAAAATCATCCTAAAAGAAAGGATGGTGTTAAAATTGAAAATAATTAAACAAGAATTACAATTTGAAGAATGTCTAAAACAGAGAC